TATTTGGTAACTAGATACATGTATTTATGTATCTAAAAGATATTATACGAGGGAGGGAACAAAATGAAAAATTATAAACTAGAGAAGATAAAAGAAGAACTTGCAAGAAGCCTTGCAAGAGATCAAGAACTTTTACGACTTTGGGAAGCTGTCGAGTATAAGACAAAAAAGGACGGGCAGCCGTTCAAACTAGTTTCAAAAAGCTTCGAAAATACAACATACAGGAAAGCGAGCTATGGAAACTATTATATATTAGAAGTTTCTTCCCTCAGTAGCGATCTTGGATATATTAACGACTGGGTACGATTAGAAGAGTACAGAACGAAGGAAAAAATAACAGACATAGAAAAAATCAAAGAAATGATTGAAAAGAAAAAAGTTTATTTTAGAAACGAGATCACGAAAGAAAAAAGCCGCTTGAATAAATTAGATAGCGCATTTGTAGAGTTTGAAACCGCCTACACAAAAGCGCTCGGACAACTGGCGTATGATCTCGGTTGTACAAAAAAATTCGATAGCTTGTTTTATAGAATTACAAAAATTGTAACAGATAATTAAAAAAAGATCTGGGATAACTTACACGTTCCCAGATCTTTTTTTTATTGTTATCTCGTAATCATATCCCATGATAGACAAGAATTTTTTTAGATCGCTCAAAGAAATCTTTTTGTTATTAAATTTATTATTAAGTTGCTGCGGCGTGGAAAGTCCTAGAAGTTTAGAAGCTTCTAACATTGTAAGTCCGTTCTTTTTTAGCAATTCTTTATAGATTTCTTTTAGCTGTTTGTTATCTTCGTAAGAAAAATTTATACCATAGTCCATTTTTACACCTCAATTCTATTATTTCTAAACTATTATAATTTAAAAATGACAGAAAGTCAAACGAAAAAAGTTTATTTTAGTATTGACATATAAATAAAAATCGTTTATAATTCAGATAAAGATAAACGAAAAGCATTTATAAAAAGGAGAAAAGAATATGAAATATTTTAAAAACTGCAAGACATTAAAAGAACTGAAAGACACATACAAAAAATTACTGAAAGAGAACCACCCAGACAACGGGGGCGATCTGGAAGTTATGAAAGAGATCAACGTACAATTTGATTCAGCTTTTCCAATCTTTAGAGATCAGGCAGCAAAAGAAGCGCCAGAGCCTGAGGAAGTAAAAAAAGAAACTGCGGAAAATGTAAGACGTCATTTTTACACTGCTTTTGGGTGGGAAGGCTCTAGATACGATTCTAGTTTGACATTAAAAGAGATTGCTAAAATTGTACGTGGATATGTAAAAAAGAAATATCCTACATGTAAATTTAGTGTACGCACGTCATACGGCAGCATGTGCCAATCTTTAACAGTTAAATTATTAGAGTTTCCACAACAAATGTTTATGACAGCCGACGAACTAAAAGAAATCTGGTATACACCGTTTTCATACGTGGATAGCGAAGGGAAGACAGTAACAACTACTGTAATCAGTGACACTATTCAAGATTTATTTAACAAGATGCAAAGAAATTATATTTTAAAAAATGAAGATTTTACACAGGAAGAATTTTTAAACTGCTACACAAAAACAGTATTTGAAAAAGAACAATTCTTTTACGGTGTTCCAACAGAATACTTTAAAAGTGTTGTTGATGATGTAAACGCCTTTATTGCTTCTTATAACTATGACGATTCCGACAGTATGATTGATTATTTTAGTTGTAATTTTTACGGCGGAAAAGTAAGTTACAATGATTGTAAATTTGTTCCAAAAACTGCGAGAATTAAAAACAAAAAAGCGACACCGGCAACAAAGACAAAGAAAAAACAGGATAAAAAAGAGCAGGAAGCAAAACAGATCGAAAAAGTAACGGAGATTACATATAAGATTACAAAAGGCGAAGACACGCGTGACATGTCCGAATTGTGGGTGGTAAGAATCAATGAAAACTTAAATAAACAAGATTACGTTGAGCAGACTAAAAAAATGCGTGATCTTGGCGGCTATTACAGTAAATTTAAGCATGGATTTATTTTTAAATACGATCCAAGCGAAAAATTAGCATAGGAGGGCGAAAAAATGAAAAAAGAATTTTTGGAAAGAGTAAAATGGGAAAGAATAGTCGATACGAGAAAATATAGATATGTATTAGACGATGATATAAGCCTTGAAAGGCCTTTAATAAAAAGGCTACCAATCGAAGACCTAGACACGACAGCAGCTATTGACGGGTGGGAAGTTGTAAAGGAGCTTTAAAAATGAAATATAGAACAAAAAAGGCTTGCTTGGATTGTGGCAAGTCTTTTTATGGTAGTACAGACAAGTTGTATTGCGACGAATGCGCAAAAAAAAGAAAATCTAATGTAATGAGAATTAGAGTGTGCAGAATGTGTGGCAAAGAGTTTAACGGTGGACCTAGAGCGTTTTACTGTCCAGATTGTAGAGTTATACGTACAAGAGAAGCACAAAAAAGATTCAGACAAGGAAAAACAGCTAAAAGGAAGCTTGGGAGTGTCGATAAGTGCGAGCTATGCGGAAAAGAATATATTGTAATGGCAGGGCGGCAAAAATATTGTTCTGAAAAATGTCAGCACGAAGCAGGCTTATTATTGCAAAAAGAATATAAAAGTGCTTATAATAAAGAGACAGAACAGACAAAAAAGAAGTTGGAAAAGAACAGCAAAAAGCAAAAAATTTGCGAGTATTGCGGTAAAAAATTCCAATCCAAAGTTGCAAGTAACACTTGTAGTGATTACTGCCGGCACAAACAAGCGCAGATCAGAAACGCAAGGGCACGGATTAATCGGGGCGAGAAAACAAATCTTGATACGTTGTTAAAAGAAAGAGAAGAGTATAGAAACAAAGCAAGCGATAATAAAGGAGGTACGCGGATGAATGTAAAAAACCAGTATGGGAAAGAAGTAAATTTTGACGAAGCTCTAAAATTAATGGATGCAGATTTAAGAGAAAATGTAGCGTATGAGTTAAGTCTTTCATCAGATCAAGAATTTTTTAATAAATACGCCGAAGCACACAAGAAAAAATTCGGGGTCACTTGGGAACCAGATCAGGAAAAATAAGAATAAAAATATGAAAGAAGTTCTTTATTGAGCTTCTTTTTTTGTGCGACTTTTTAAACGTCACGACGTTTTTTGAGTCTCAAAATTATAAAGATTTTATAAATTTTTATTTACGATCTAAAGTCGAAATATAACGGTGCCGGCGGTGTCTAGTCTTCGTGTTTTGGCCGACAAGAGTATTTTATATGGCTGTATAAACAACGGAAACGCTGTATATTAGTCTTTAAATTTACGCTTGCAATAAAATTATCTTTAGTTCAGGATATTAATTACAGGGTATTATATAAAGCCCTTATGAATATTTAAGATTATTATTTAATGCTTTAGAGTGATAAAGTAAAAGGTGGTGAGAACATGAAGGATTTAGAAGTTTATGAGAATGAGATTGAAATATACGCAGAGGATTATATTAAATCTTTAGCCAATGAGGAGGATATATATAAAGTGTCTACGTTTAAGGGGATGCTTAAGCATATATTTAAACATGTATTTAAAGCTAAGAAGAGTGAGAAAACATTGTATCAATTAAAGACTAACATTGATACTAGCGACATAGATACGATCAATGAGATATGGGATATATATACATCGCTTTGTTATAAATATAATCATAATCCTTCGTTGTTGGGGTTCTCACTGTTAACGGGTATTAATGACGATACATTTCACAGTTGGAAAGTCGGAGAGGTCAGAAATGCAAGTTCTGTACATTCCGATTCTGTGAAAAGATGGCTAAAAGAATGTGAGTTAGCTCTGGCAGACCGCACGAGTGAACAAAACTCAGTAGGTTCAATGTTCCTTCTCAAAAGCTGCTACGGGTACAGCGAACAGCAAACAGTTAACATCATCGACCAGACGGGACTGCCAAAAGAGAGCAGAGCAGAGATCGCAAAGAAGTATGCAGAACATCAACAACTACCACAGAAACCAAATCTATAAGCATAATATATATATCATAAAAGCATTATGCACAATAAGACAATAATAATAATATATATAGTTGTGCAGTATCACAATAGATATATGGTAATCTATAACTTAAACCATTATTTAACGTATAGATTGATCGTGTGGTGTAAAGATATATGCAGACTACACAATAAAGCTTGTTTGTTTTGTGCATGTTGTACAAAGTAAAGGGAACGGCAGAAAAGACGGGGTACCCCTCACAGGAGACCGCCCACGCCGCCGGAGTTAGTGCCAAAAATTCCCCAAAAAACAAAAGAGCCTTTTTAGGCATACAAAGAAATTAATATATAACTCATAACACAGAGAGAGGATATACAAGAATGATTGAACATCAAAACTATTACAATCCCGGAAAGTATGAAGCAAAAGATGTGATTAGAGACTGGGATTTAAATTTCAACTTAGGCAATGCAGTAAAGTATATATGCAGAGCAGGTAAGAAAGACCCAAACAAACTTGTTGAGGACTTAGAGAAAGCAGCAACGTATATCAACTTTGAACTTGAGTATTTAAAAAATAAGTCAGGAGCAGTGAAACGATGAGATATTTATATAACATGTTTGTAGTTGGTGTTTCAGTGTATGCAGCAGTAACATTTGGAACTGGTTGGTTGTTTTTGTTGATGTTATTAATTTTAGGAGTTGAGTAGATGATCACAAAAGCTATTGTTACACTCTGCAATGTTGTGTATGCATTGATCATCAGATGGTTTATGAAAACAGCAAAAACAAATGATAAAGCAACGATCGTAGGTTTTTTATCCATGATTTTCTTATATGCGTTAAACATTATTGTGATATGGTGGTGCTAAATGAAAAAAGTTAAAGTTAATTTCGTTGATGGAAGAGAAGAATATTTTGACACAGATTATACTACAAATTGTTCAAGTAGTATGTTTTGGTACTCAGCGGAAGAAGAAATGTTTTATATAAAAAAATCAGCAATGAACGTAATTTTACTTCCTAGAGAATTTGTAAGATACATATGTATTGCAGATTAAATAATAAACTGTCGAGAAAATCTCGGTAGTTAGGACCGTTAACTCAGCGGGTGAGAGTATCCGGCTCATAACCGGAAGGCCACAGGTTCGAATCCTGTACGGTCCATTGAGTGATGCTAACAGCAAATTTTAATGTATTATAAAATGTTTTTGAAGGTTAATGCACAAGCATCATGTTCTTAGGGACTCATACAGCAAATAAAAAGTACAATGCAACAAAAAAACAAGCCATGACGTATAGCATACTTCACGAGTCCTGATTATGAAAGAGAGGGAAATATGAATTTTGCACAAGCAGTGGAAAGAGAAACAAAGTTCACAAAGACAGAGAATGGAGCAGTTGCTTTGAATACTACGGGCAATGCATGTCTTGATTTGTATTCAACAATCGGAAGTCTTAGAGATGCAGAACTATCAAGAGTTCTATCCTTGTTTGACGAAGCGTACAAAGAAAATCCGTTACTTGCTACAAAAATCGTATTTTATGCAAGAGATGTGAGAGGTGGATTAGGAGAAAGAAAAGTTTTCCGTGATCTGATTCATCATATGGCTTGCGTATACCCTGAAAGTATTAAAAATAACATTTACTGGATTCCTGAATATGGGCGTTACGATGATTGGTACGCATTGGTCGATACGCCTTTAGAACAGGATATGTGGACTCATATGAAATCACAGATGGTTGAAGATTTCAAAGACTACAACAATGGAAAACCAATATCATTATTGGCTAAATGGTTAAAGACCGCGGATGCAAGCTCTAAGAAAACAAGGGAGCTTGGAATTAAGACAGCACTTGGTTTTGGTATATCTGTTCGAAATTATAAAAGGATTGTCCGTAATCTTAGAAAATACTTAAAGATCACGGAAACATATATGTCTGCGAACAAATGGAACGAGATATCTTATCCATCAGTTCCTAGTAGATGTATGTTGAACAACCAATATGCTTTTTATCGTCATGATGCAGAAAGATTCCAACAGTACAAGGAAGATGTGTCAAACGGAAGGCAAAAGATCAATTCAAGTACACTGTATCCATATGATTTGATCAATGAAATTGATTCACCATACGAGATCGATCATGCCATTGCAGAAGCACAGTGGAAGAATCTTCCGAACTATGTAGAGCCGGGGCGAAACGTATTAGTTATGGCTGATGTATCAGGTTCCATGAATGGAAGACCGTTACAAACTTCTGTAGGTCTTGCAATATACTTTGCAGAAAGAAACATTGGTCCATATCATAATCTTTTTATGACATTTAGCGGTGACCCTGAATTTGTATCGCTAAAAGGAAACACATTATATGAGAAATATAGCAACGCAATATCTGCGGAATGGGGATTCAATACAGATCTGAAAAAAGCATTTGATAAGATTTTGAAAGTTGCGATTGATAATCATATAGATCAGGAAGAAATGCCAGAAGCACTCGTTGTTATTTCTGATATGGAAATTGATCAGTGCACAAATGATAGTTGGACGTTTTATGATCAGATGGCTGATGAATTTAAAAAACATGGTTATGAAATTCCTAACATTGTGTTCTGGAATGTTCAAAGTAGGAATAATGTTTTTCATGCTGACAGCAACCGAAAAGGTGTTCAGTTATGTTCTGGACAGTCAGCATCAACATTTCAAAATGTCATTTCCGCAATTGGTCTTACGCCAATAGAAGCAATGGAAATGGTAATAAATTCAGAAAGATACGATAACATTTCGATTACCTCCAAATAAGTTGTGGTATATAGCTCAATTGGATAGAGCGCAACACTACGAATGTTGAGGATGCCAGTTCAAGTCTGGCTATACCATTTGTTCGCAATAGCGAACATAAAGTCCTTACTTTCTTAAAATTATTTTAGTACGTATGTGAAATTCAAGCCAATGTTGCTGTTGACCGTTATAGCCGGGATGGATTTCTTTTTTTCATGAAAAACTTTTTCACCCCCAACTGGTGGAAAGAAATGTTCGCCTTTAAGTAGGCAAAGATTTTACTCCTTACAATGTTTTTATTTTGTTTGCGTATCTGAATATGGTCAGTTTAGCCGGCTCAACTCCGGCATACGCATTGTTTTTTTAGAATTGACAGGGGATTATAACATTGAGTATGACAGAAATTATCAAAGAAATGAAAAATTATATGACAGAACCGATTGAGGGAATGTCGTATGCAGAAAAGGATAAAGAAGGCAATGTTTGGATTCATTGCCCGTGGTGTGGAAAGAAGCAATTTCCTGTTAACCATGATACGAAAATTAGTCATTTGCAGTATAAATGCAAATCGTCAAACTGCAAAAAAATGTTTGAAATAAATTATTAATAGTCGCAAGAGCCAAAGAGCCGGACGCTTTCAAGGGAAGGAGTCGGTTCTTTTTTTATGCAAGAAGGAAGTTTTGAATGGTATCAATCGGTCTTTAAGTCAATATTGGACGGACAGATGGATTTGTACGAAAACCAGAATGATACATACCAATTGTTGCTCAACATGAAGCAAGAATTAACATTTAACAATAAAGAGGTCATGGACTATGCAATCAAGATAAGCAAGTATGCCCATGAAATGGCTGCATATATGGCAGCAACGACAGGAATGGCGGAATATGACGATCTATACTGGAAGTTTCTGCTTCTGGAAGGTCAGCATTATCAGGTAGACAGTGGTTTGTTATATCTTGAAAAGAACAGAGTACCTTCTGAGAGGTTCTACGAACCACGTAGATCGGTTTTTATGCAACACGGGATAATTCAATCATTGCAAGATTTAATGGACGATAAATTGGACATATTTGCGTTAAGTGTTCCACCCGGTTGTGGAAAGTCAACACTGGAAGACTTTTTCTTATCTCTTGTTGGTGGTTGGTTTCCAAATTGTTTTAACTTATCTTCTGCCCATAGTAGCATTTTGACACGATCACTGTATGATGGAGTTCTTGAAATTATAAATGATCCAGTAGAATACACATGGCATGAGATTTTTCCGAATGTGCAAATGCAAGGAACAAACGCAAAAGAAACAACAGTAAACCTTGAAAGAAATGGACGTTTCAAAACGTGGACGTTTCGATCAATTGATGGATCATTAACAGGTGCGACACGTTGTAATAAATTTCTTACCGCGGACGACTTGGTATCAGGAATTGAAGAAGCATTGAATAAAAACCGACTGGAAACACTCTGGACGAAAGTTGCAAACGATTTACGATCAAGACGATTGGACGGTTGCAAAGAGTTCTATATTGCGACACGATGGAGTGTTCATGATCCGATTGGAAAGCTACAGACACTATATGCAGGTGATCCGAGAGCAAGATTTATTGCAGTACCGGCACTAAATGAAAAAGGCGAAAGCAATTTCATGTTTACTGTAAATGGATTCTCTAAAGAGTATTTTGAAGATGCAAGAAAAGCTATGGATGATATTTCGTTTAACTGTTTATACCAACAAAAACCAGTAGAGCGTGAAGGACTATTATTACCGGCGGATGAATTAAGAAGATTTTATCTTGAAAAACATCATGTTCCTGAGGGGGTATCCGGTTATACAGTATTTCCTAAAAAAGACCCAGATGCTATCTGGGGTGTCTGCGATACAAAAGATAAGGGAACCGACTTTGAATCCCTTCCGATTGCATATCAGTTTGGAGAAGATTTTTATATACCGGATGTTGTATTTGACGATGAAACGAATTATGAAATTCTTGATAACAAGACAGCTGCAATTCTTATCAGGCATCAACCACATAAGGTGCGTTTTGAATCAAACCAAGCCGGAGGAAGAATTGCAGATAATATAAGCAAAATGATCAAAGGCAAAGCAAGGACAATTATTGAGCCAAAATACACAACAGCAAATAAAGAAACCAAAATTTTGGTCAATTCAGATTGGATAAAGAAGCATTGCTTATTTTTAGAACCATCAGAATACCAAGTAAAGTCTGATTATGGAAGATTCATGGAAAATGTAACTTCTTACACGACAAAGGCGAAGGTTCTGCATGATGATGGTCCTGACTCATTAGCTATGTTAGCAGAATTTGTATCAAAGCCAGAAGCACGACAAAGTTATATCAGACAAAGTCCAGTTTAGAGGTAAAAAATGACAGCGAAAGAATATTTAATGCAATTACAGTTCCTTGATAAAAAAATACATAATAAATTGTCAGAGGTATATCAGTTGAGAGCGTTAGCGACTAGTGCATCCGTAGCAATCGGTTCTGATAAAGTACAAACTTCAAAACAAAAAGATCGTATGGGAGATGCAATAGCCAATATTGTAGATAAAGAAAGAGAAGCTAATAGAGAAATCAAAAGATTTCTGATCAAGAAAAAAGAAATTATATCAGTGATCGAAACAACAGAAAATCCAAATCATTATGATCTTCTTTTTAAGAGATATGTTGAGTACAAAACATTAAGAATGATACAAAATGAAATGGGTTATTCCTTGCAGCATGTAAAAAGAATGCATAAAGAAGCATTAGATGAAATTAAGAAAATCAAAGGATTTGAAGAATAAGACTCTATGATACACAATAAGACCTTTTAGTTTAGTATACTATATAATAGATTTTAAGTAAGCATTTGTGGATGTATTTCCGCAGATGCTTTTTTATTGCGAAGAAAGAGGTGAAACGACAATGGGTTTAGAAGCAAGACTGCTTGGAAGAACAAAAATCTATACAGATGAGACAATCATTGATGAAGATAACATATTATCAGTCTTGCGAAAAGCTTATGCAAAACACTTATTTAATCGCAGACAGATGCAGTTTCTGATTGACTATGAAGGCGGACAACAGCCATTAAAACGACAAAAAATAGTAAGACCAGACATTGACATAAAGGTTAATGGAAGTGTTGCAAACTACGTCAAAGAATTTAAGATTGGCTACAATTGGAGCAGCCCTATCATGTTGGTTCAACGTGGCGACAAGGAAATGCATGACTCTGATTCAAAAACGGATGATGCAGGAATCACTTCATTAAATGAGATTCTAACAAATGGAGAAAACATCGGTTATAAAGATCAGTGTATGGCAGAGTTTATTGAAATCTGCGGTATCGGTCATAGAATGATTGATATTAAGACAGACTTTGACGATATGGAAGATGGTGAACCTGAATCTCTGGTAGATGTGTATACACTTGACTCCAGATATGCTTTTTGCGTATATAACAACGGGACAGGTCAGAAAAAAGTTTTAGGTGTTACATACAGGAAAGTTTCAGGGAAGCTGTATTTTACATGTTTTACTAAAGAATGCCGCTATGAGATTCAATCAGGTGAGATCGTTTCAGTAGAAAAGAATCCACTGAAAGATATTCCGATTATTGAGTATGAAAGAAGTTTTGACAGAACAGGATGCTTTGAAAGAAAGATTCCAGAAATTGATGCACTCAATATTTTAATGTCAGACTTTACGAATGATGTGTCACAGAGAACACAGGAAATATGGTGGGGGAACGACATTAAGTTCCCAGTAGATGAAGAAGGAAATGAGATTCAACCTAAAAGCGGTCAGTGGTTAGTGACATATTCAAATGAAAATGGAAAGCCAAGTGTTCAACCACTTTCAAGCACATTTGATTCTGGCAGTACATTATCTGCTATTTCTGATTACCGCAGTAGAATCTTTCAGGATTGTAAAGTTCCTATTCAGTATGAAAGTTCTGGCAGTGGATCAACGGGAACAGCAACCGACATGAGTTCTGGATGGAGTGCAGCAGAATTGGATGCCATGAGAGAACAGCAAATGACTGAGAAGGGCAAGAGAGAAGAAATTAAATTGATCCTAAGAGCGATTCAGTTAGTTCCTTCAAAAATTCTTCCTGAAGACAGCCCGATCAGAAAAATACACAGTTCTGATATAGACTTTCATTTTAACAGAAGAAAGAATTATGACATGTCTGTTAAGGCAAACACTTTTGCTACATATGTGAGTCACGGAATCCACGGAAGACACGCATTAAAGGTAGTTGACGCGTTTGGTGATGTGGAACAAGTTTGGAACGATAGTCAGGAAATGATTGAAAAATATCAGGAATCTTTGTGGAAAACATCTGATAGTAGCAGCACTTCAACCATAGGAGATACTGGTAGCAATACATCAGAAAAAATCCAAGGTGATACATCTGATCAGACAGGAAACTCACCGATATTAGATGGATTGAATACAGACTCAAATAAGATTCAGGCATAACAGGAGAGAGAAATGTACTCAGCATTAAGTTTTGATGAATTGAATCAAATGGATATGAATACAAGGTCTATTCCGTATGAAAAGTATTTTGGAGAGATGGAACTTCCGAAAGAAGAAAAAGAGACAAGAATCAAACTGGCCGAGAATATGGAAGATGAATTTCTCTATGTCATGAGTCTTATGTTTACGTTGCAGAAATACCCAACGCCAAATTGGGAAACTGCAAGACAAGAGTTTTTTGACAGATACAAGAAATCTTTGAATGGGTATGTTGCACCAAATGAAAATTTTTTGGCGTACATGACAGCATTATCATATGAAGTTATAGATGCTACGAAAAGGAATATTGATGATCCTTATTACTTTTCACAGGATAGAGCAAAATTTATTTCTGAGAATGAAAGCAATGTATCAAGAAGTTTTCAATACGACTTAGAAGCAATAGCACAAGGAAAAACAAAAAAACAGTGGGTTGCAATTATGGACAAGAAAACAAGGTCCACACATAGGTCCGCTGATGGAGAGATTATAGGAATAACAGAACCATTCATTGTGGGTGGTTCTTTATTAATGTACCCAAGGGATGTGTCTTTGGGCGCAAGCTCATCTGAAATCGTAGGATGCAGATGCAGTGTTAAATACATATAGTCACAGAGAAGTGACGTTAATAAAACACGGTTGCTTAGAGAAAAGCAGAAAATAAAACACAAATTTGATTGAGAGAGAACTCATAAAAACACAGGAAGGAATTTTATATGTTTTTTTATTATTTAAAAGGTAAACGTACTGGCAGCAGAGTTAGATTTGCAGATGCACCAGATGGTGGAGAAGGAGCGCAGGTCGGAAATCTTTCAGGCAATAATGGCGGTGGTTCTGGATCAACAGAAGATGAACCTAGCACAGATGAATTACTTGCTAAAATCGCACGATTAGAAGTTGAGGGATCAAAAAATAAAGCTGCATTAGATAAAGCCTTAAAGGAAAAAGGCGAGATCACAAAACAGTACAGATCAACATTAACAGCGCAGGAACAGGCAGCGTTAGAAAAGAAAGAGGCTGACGAAGCTAAAGATGCAAGAATCGCTGAGTTAGAAACAAAAATGCTGATTGGAGAATATACAGAAAGATGTATGGACCCTGAAATTGGCATGAGTAAAGATGCAGCGAAAAAATTTGCAGAGTCACTTGCCGGAAATGATATTGAATCAGCTTTTAAATGTCTTGCAGAACATATAAAAGTCACTAAATCCGATATGGAACAGGAATTTTACAAAAACAGAAAAAATATTAACGCCGGAAATGGAAATGCAAAAGAATCACTTGCAGTTGAAAAAGCAAAGGAATTTGCGAAGAACAAAAAAGCCGGAGTTAATGCAGATATATTAAAACATTACATGTAAGAAAGGAGACGTATCATGGCAAGAGGAGATATGAAAGTAGATGTTCTTTCAGTTTCTAATGAAGTTGAAATTTTAAACAGAAAAGAATTTGAAGCAATTCCAAATACAGTAGACTTTGATGGCGTAGAAACCAAAGACGATTTAGGTAGAAAAGTTGTAAAAGCCGGTACTCCAATCGGAAAAGATGGAGCACCAATTAAAGCTACACCTTGGACTGGCGCTGTTGGAATTTTACTTCATGATGCTTATGAAACAAGACCGCAGCAGGCAGTTTTAAAGAAAGCATATGTAAATACGACAAGAGCACAGAAAAGTTCTGGATTAACATATGATCTTGCATTAGTTACAGAGTTAGAAAAGTCTGGATGCAGAATCGTATTAGAAGAACCAGAAGTCTTAGCATAAGACAAATACCGGTTATTAGAAAAGATAGATAATCGCTAACCCTCAATAGTTACAGGGTAGAAAGGAGAACAATATGTTATTAACAGACGTTTTTTCAGCGGAAGCAGTAGCATCCGTTAGAACTTCTGATGTAAGTAATTCCATGGCATATGCCGGACTTGCTTTTTTCCCAAATAAAAAGAAAACTGGAATTGACCTGAAATGGATCAAAACACATAAAGGTCTTGGAGTTGCATTAAAACCATCTGCATTTGATGGTATGGCAACAATCCGTGCAAGAAAAGGATTCAAAGTGACAAATGAAGAAATGCCACTTTTCCGTGAATCTATGGTTGTAAAAGAACAGGATTTAGCAGAGATCACAAGAGCTCAGGAATCCAATGATCCATACCTTAATGAAGTTTTATCTCATATCTATGATGATACAAACGAGTTAATTGATGGTGCTGATATTGCAGCCGAACGCATGAGAATGCAGTTACTTGCACCAGTAGGCGGAGATATGAAAATTGTAATCGGTACAGCTGATAATGTAGCTTACAATTACAGTTATGATCCGAACGGCGATTGGAAAGCAAAACATTATGCATCTTTAGAAGGGACAAGCACATGGGATAAAGCGGATACATCCAAACCATTAAACGATATTCAGAAGGGTATTAATTACCTGACAGATATCGGTGTCTCACCTATGTATGCAATGATGACTTCAAAAACATTTAACTATCTGATTGAAAACTCTCAGATCAAAAATGCCATTATTACAATTTCTGGAAGAACAATTGATTTTGTATCTAAACAAGTTGTAAAAGAAGTGTTCCAGTCTCAGACAGGACTTATCCCAATTTTATACGATAAGAAGTTTGAGGACTATGACGGTAAAGATAAGAGCTTCTATCCTGATGATTATGTAACAATCATCGGTGAAGGACAGCTTGGTAATACATGGTATGGAGTGACACCAGAGGAAAGAACATTACTTGGTGATCCTAGTGTAGATGTAAGTGTCCTTGATGATACAGGAGTTGCAATTGCTGTTAAATCTGAATACGGACCACCAGTATCTTATTCAACTACTGCTTCTCAGATTGTTCTCCCATCTTTTGAAGGCATGGACAGCATTTATGTTATGAAAGTAAAATAGGAGGAGTTGTATGATTTACGATCATGTAGTAAATAAAAATGGTGTGTATTATGCAGCTGGTGATGAGGTTCCGGAGGATAATGTTTCCACGGAACCTTCTGTAGAAGAACAGGAAGTTCCTGTAAAAAGTGAAGAATCTACAGAAGAACCAGAAAAACCAAAAAGAGGAAGATCGCCGAAGAAATAAAATGAGGTAAAAGAAATGACAGAGGAAATATTGAATGAATTAATTGAATATGCCGGAGATGATTATGAAGCAAATCAACAGTCATTTCTAAACTCATTGATTGAAGATGCAATAGAAGAAGTGTGCTGTGCAATGTATCCCGGTGGATATGCTTCTGATAAAGAGTTTGAAAAACAGAAACAATCAGCTGTGAAACGATACAAAGGAAAAATAAAAAGGATAGCACAGTATCATTATGATAAACAAGGAAAAGAAGGCGTAGTCAGTTATTCAGAAAGCAGTACATCAGCTTCTTATGAAAATTCTGGAACACCTTCTAGTTATTTGAGAGGTATTATACCTGAATCAAAAATTATCTAAGACGGTGCGTGATGTTTGAAAAGACCTCCTATTATACATCGCAGGGAGTGCTTAAGAAGGTGGTGGGGAAAGCACATTTTATGGAGGTTATATTAAATTGGAAATAAACAGGACTTTTCTATTTTGCGAAGTCCTGTTTTTTATGCCAGAAGGGAGTCTTCATTGGATAGCGAACACTTTGTTGAAACAAATACATTCGATGAGTTCAAAAGAAGAATTGAAGATGAAGATCATCGACAAAACAGACGAATAGAAGAGCTAGAAAAATTGGCAGAAGAAATACACACGCTTGCTAAAACATCGGCAGTTATGTGTGAAAAATTAATAAACATGAATGATAAGCTTGATACAGTAAACAAAGATGTTGAATCACTGAAATCAAAAGATGGTGAAACGTGGCGAAGAGTTGTATGGACAGTTATTGCTGCAATCTTAGGTATCGTTGTTGGATTCATATTTAAAGAAATAGGAATGTAGGTGATTGTAATATGCGATCAAGGCAAAGAGACAAGCAAAATATATGGTTTTCGAAAATTTCAGAAAATCATGATGATATAGATACTGTCATTACTTATGAAAAGCCGATTATGAAAAAAATGACTGTATCATCTACAAGTGGTACTGCGGAAGAAATATCAGCGGGTATTGTTCCGAACTATGATCGCTATATTACAAGTTATGATAGATCGTTTTGCGATTATGCAGAAGAAGGTGTCGTATGTTGGGTAGATTCAGAACCAGAATTTAATCAAGATGGGTCATTGAGAATGGAAGATGATGAAATAACGCCAGTGACAATGCCAGATTATAAGATTTTGAAAATAATTGATACAAAAAAAGGAAATATCGCAAGGTATGGAATTAGCAAAATCAAAGGAGTGTATCAATGAGAATCAATATTGAGCTGAGTCAAAAAAGTATTCAATCAGCAATAAAGCAAATTGAAAATTGCAGAGATAAGCTTATTAGAAAAAACAGAGAATTTGTAAAGCGACTCGGAGAAGTTGGTATTCCTGTTATAGATTCTAATATAGCTGTTGCGGCAGGCGATTCAGACAAAACACATGATGCTTATATCAAAATCAATTCTTTTGGAGATTATGCACAAGCAACTTTGATCGTAAGTGGTAAGGATTTACTGTTTATAGAGTTTGGTGCCGGTGTGCATTACAACGGAGCTGTTGGTAGCAGCCCTCATCCGTTGGGAGCATCAAAAGGATACACGATCGGCTCTTATGGAAAAGGCAATGGAAGTAAAGATGCTTGGTATTATTACTCTGATACGGGAGAAGTTGTAAAGTCGCACGGTACACAAGCAACAATGCCAGTGTATAAAGCCGGCGTAGAAATGCGACAGCAGATGTTAAAGATAGCAAAGGAAGTATTTTCTTCTTAGAAAGGAAAGATTCATATGCCTGATACAGTAAAGAATCCAGTGTCCGATGTATATAAGCGTTGGAGTGCAGAAGTTAAAAAGGTTGTGGGTGATGGAAATTATTCATTCGAAAGAAGTCAAACTCTTGCAGCTAACAAAAAGATGTATGCACAAATGTTTCTTATGGGTAATCCGGGGACACGTTGGGATATAGAAGGTGACGAAGTAGCTACAATCCCAAGTTTTCAAATTGATTGTTTTGCAACAGGAACAAAAAGTGTTGAAAAGGTATATCAGATTGATGATGCAAGTCACAGAGCAATGGTGTCTATGGGATTTCAACGAGCATATGGACCAGAACAGCAAGATAACACAGACAACAGTATAAAGCGTGTTGTAAGTCGTTATAGCAGAATCTACACAGGTAATTTGTTGGAGTAAACATGAATCTTATCTATTCAAAGAATGAATTTAACATATATAAATCAAATGATGATGGGTACATAGTGCATAACACAAAAAAGAAATTTGCTGACGGTCATTCACACATCAGAACTTTTAATCAATCAAGATATATCGTTGAAATGGTTACACATAAAAGAGTACCTAACCATTTATCAATATATTTGCTCACAAGTCTGATAAGAATTTCTAATGATGAGATTTATCAGGAAAAGATACAGGGATTAATTGATTCAAAGAAGAATAGAGGTCAGCGATTTTATACGAACAATATGAAAAATAAATATAAGTTTCAGAGAAATAGTTAATAACAGATATTTCTGTTTAGATATTAAACCGGTCATGAAAAATCATGATCGCTAACCCTCAATAGTTACAGGGTAGAAAGGAGTTTGATTATGAGTGGTGTAGCCGGAATAAGTACAGTCGGCGTAAAAGTTGGATATGCAGTAGAAACTACAGCAGGAACAAAACCAACGAAATTTAAACAGCTTCATCGTATCAATGCCACGGATGATATTGGAATTGATACAGAGACAATTGATGCATCAGCATTAGAAGATGAAGTTGATAAAGAGATTGCAGGTAGAGGATCAACAGGTGGAACGTTTAATGTTACTGTCAACTTAACGAACGAGACAATTAAAGAATGGGAAACTTTAATCAGCGAATACAAAGCAGGAAAAGCAGCAGGAAAAGCCGTATGGTATGAGGAATATTACCCGGCACTTGATAAGGCATATTTCACAAAGATTGAGCCACCAGCACAGATACCTAAGCCGGGACTTGATCAGAATGGATTAGCAACCGTTGAAATGACATTGACAATCAACGAGTATGTAGGTCTTGATACCGCAGTAGAACCAGACAATACAGAAGTGTAATTTAAATGAATAGGAGGCAAACATGTATAAAGTATTAAAAATTGGCGGAAAAGATTATAAGCTTGAATACACAGTTGAAGCATCATTATATGACGATTGTGTATCAAGCGTAACTTCATTGATGGTAGGAATCAGTGAATCAGAAGATAAAAATGATATTAAGAAGCTCGTAAAAGAAATTTCCAATATTCCAAAGACAACATTAATAATCTTTTATGCAGGGCTTCTTGAAGCACATGGACCAGAGGGAGATGGAACAGTTTCTGATCTTAAAGATGCAAAATCTCTTATTAGAACATATCTTGAAGAACATAAAGATGATGAAGATGGAAATTTCTATGGGATCATGACTCTTTGTATTGAAAAGATGGGCGAAGATAATTTTTTCGATCTAATCGGTCTGAACAAGATGTTAGGGATCGAACCAGAACAGAAGAAAGAACCAAAGAAACCTCAGGATCACAAAAAGAAAACAGCGAAAGCAGAAGTTACAGAGAAATAATACTTGATACATTGTTTCCTCAGGCTGTAAAAGCCGGAATGACAAAAGATGAATTTTTTCACTCCACTCCAAAAGAAATCAGTGTATACATAAATGCATACAAAGAACAGAAAGAATATGAATTGAAAAGTACAAATTATCAATCATGGTTAACAGGTTCTTATGTGTTGCAAGCGATTAATTGTGCTTTTTCTAAAAATGGGAATTATCCAGAAAACCCATTGCTAAAAGAAGAAAAAAGTATTGAATCAATTGAAAAGAGAAGTGGAAGAAGTAAAGAAGAAATGCAACAAGAATTAAGACTTATGGAACTCAGAGTTATGCAAGCAAATGCAAATATAGAAAAGATAGGGGCAGACGAATGATTCTGCCCTTTATTTTTTTATACCGGCTGACCGTATGAGATCAGCCGCTGACCTTATTAGTTGGAGGTGAATCAAAATGCCAGATAGTACAATAGAAACACTCGATATACAAGTGAAAAGTTCGACTGCCAGAGCTGTTACAGCACTTGATAATTTGGCAAACAAATTATATGACGTGAGCAAAGCATTTAAGTCCGTAGATACTGGAAGTATGAGAAACTATTCTCGTGAGATAGGCAGGGTTTCTTCGTCTTTAAAATCAATGAGTGGTATAAAAATCAATGTACCTAAATTATCTGGTCTTAGTAAACAGTTACAGTCATTAACAAATGTTAATTTTACCGCCTTAAATGCAAGTTCAAAACCATTAAAAGAATTGGCTTCTGGACTGAATGCTTTAAAAGGCGTTTCAGGTGTTACGATACCAAAGCTAGATTATAAAAATATCAATTCAGTTTCCAAAGCAATTGAAAAGATAGGAAAATTAGATACTGGGAATATTCAAAATTCTGTGAATGGAATATCAAAAGTATCTCATGCAATGTCAGTTTTAAATAACGTTGATTTTAGCGACAGCAAAATATCTTCTGTCATTAACTCTATTAGAAAATTAATGGCAGTTGATACAAAAGGTTTTGATACGCAAATTTTTGACAGTATTTATAAGTCTGTGTCTAAACTTGGAAATCTTCCGGATGTTTCATCAAGTATCAATAGACTTGTTGCATCATTAGCTAGATTAATCAGTTCTGGAAATAATACTGGTGTAGTTGCAAGCAAACTTCCGGCGGTAGGAAATGCAATAAAGCAAACTGCAAATAAATTAGCATCGGTTAAAGGTGTTGAAGAATCAATAAATCAATTCATATCAGCGTTAGCGAGTCTATCTTCTGCCGGCAAAAAAGTAGAATTAAGTGCTAACGGACTACAAATAATGGCAAAAGAACTTTTGTCATTTTTCAATACCATGTCTAAAGCACCGGCTGTTAGTAAGAATACAGTAGAAATGACAAAGGCGTTGGCACAATTAGCAGCATCAGGCGGTAGAGTTAGTAGTGCTGTCAATACAATGAATACTTCTTTCGGAAAATTAAGGAACGGATTTTCTGAATTAGCAAGCTTAGCATCCAGAGCAGGGTCTACTGTAAGTAGTGGTATTGGTAAAATGGTAAATGCTATTCGAAATATTGGGTCAGCAAGTGGAAGTATTTCAACCGTAAATTTCAGCTTAAAAAATCTTATTCAAACAGCTATTGGATTTAAGGCGGTGCAAGCATTTGGACAATTTACAAAGGATGCAATAACGTTAGGATCGGATATAACAGAAGCAGAAAACGTAATTGATGTTTCTTTTGGTAAATTAAAATACAAAGCATATGATTTTGCTTCAACAGCTTCAAAGCAGTTTGGAGTATCTGAGTTGGCAGCTAAAAGATACACAGGAACCATAATGGCGATGTTGAAATCATCTGGTGTTGCCCAAAATGCAGCATCCGACATGTCAGTAGCATTAGCCGGATTAGCGGGTGATATTGCATCTTTTTATAATATAGATACTGATACAGCATTTTATAAAATCAGGGCAGGTATTTCTGGTGAGATTGAACCATTAAAGCAATTAGGTATTAACATGTCTGTTGCAAATATGAGTGCTTATGCTTTGGCAAACGGAATTACAAAGTCGTGGACTTCTATGACTCAGGCAGAACAGGCTACATTGAGATATAACTATTTAATGTCTGTAACAAAAGATGCGCAGGGCGATTTTGCTCGTACTGCCGGTACTTGGGCAAACCAAGTACGTTTATTAAAATTAAACATTCAATCATTATCAGCTGTTATGGGTCAAGGAATTATTGCAGCTGTACTTCCGGCAATTAAAGCATTAAACGCTTTAATGAGCAGGCTTATGCAAGCAGCTAATATGTTCAGAAACTTTATGTATGTTCTGATGGGAAAAAAGATAAAAGGAGCAACAAAAGGTGTTGTAAATGATCTTGGTGGAGTTGGAGATTCTGCTACTGATCTTTCAGGACTTGGAAGTGCCGGAAACGATGCATCTAAAGGGATGAACAAAGCATCTAAGGCAGCGAAAGAATTAAAGAAGACCTTATCCGTTCTGCCGTTTGATGAATTAAATCAGTTGAATGACAATAAGCAATCAAGCGATACTGGATCTGGAGGAGGTGCGGGTGGTTCTGGAAGTGGCGGTGGAGTCGGCGGTGGAATTGGCGGACTCGGTGATTTGAGTGGTCTTGAAGATGAAGATTATGAAACACCAATTAGCCATTGGGCTTCAAGAATCAGAAAAGCATTCCTTGATAATAATTGGTATGGTGTTGGCCGTGAGATCGCAAATATGTTAAATGCCGGTCTGCAATTAGCCTATGATGCACTTGATTGGAAGAATGTTGGTCCTAAAATCACATCATTTACAACAAAATTTACTCAGGCAATCAATGGATTCCTTGATAATTTCGATTTTAAGTTATTAGGTAAAGTAGTTGGTGCAGGGATTACGGATGTAGTGAGAGCGTTTAATCAAATTGCATCTCCTGATGGCGGTATAAACTTCAAAACTCTAGGTACTGGAATTGCAGAAAGTTTAAAAGGAATGATTCAGGAAATTCCATGGACAGAGTTAGGAAATGCACTCGGAAACTATTTTATGATCTCATGGAGAATCTTAAACGGATTCTTGAATCAATTAGCAGCAACAGATAATACAGGCTTAACAGGATTTCAGCAAATCGGCGTTGCTCTTGGAAAAGCTGTAAATGGTATGTTCCAATCAATCGACTTCGCAACTATCGCAGATACATTTGCAGTAGGAATCAATGGAGTTTTTTCTATACTTGGAAAAATCAATGAAACTGTACATTGGGCTGATATTGCAGCAAATATTTCTCACGGGATTAATACTTTTATCACCGGAGTTAACTGGGAAGAAAATGGACAAATATTAAGCACTTTTGTAAAAAATCTTCTTGGAGTATTTTCACAGGTAGCGCAAAATACAGACTGGGCAGGACTTGGAAGAGGTATTGGAACATTCCTAAGTAGTATTGATTGGAGCGGAATATTCGGAGAAGTATTTACAACAATCAAAACAATATTAGGTGGACTTATCTCAGGATTAGGAACCACAATCGAAGGAAAGTTTATTATAGCTTTTGGTGCTATTAAACTTGCTACAGCAGTGGATAAAATTGTAAGCCCTATACTTTCGGCGTTTGGTTTAATACCTAAAGAAGTAGATGGATCGTCTTCCTTATTAATCATAGCATTAAAGAAAATGGCAGGAGCTTTTTCAAAATCTACATTAGGTACGGCGATTGGAACGTATGTTTTGGATGCGATTGGCCTTTTAAAAGGCATTCCGGGGAAGATTACAACAGATGTTGCGCCGAAGATCGCGGAAGTTATTTCAACAAAATTATTTCCAAAAGCGGTTTCATTTGCAGGTGGAATTGCATCATGGGTAACAGGTACGTTTGCACCAGCTGTATCAGCTGCATTTAGCAGTGTTCTTGGTGTGCTGTTTTCACCGATTGGATTAGCTATAGTTGGAGTAATTGTCGGTGGATTTTTAATATATAAAAACTGGGGCGCAATATCTACATTTGTTGGAAATGTAAAAAATAATATTGTAAATGGATTCAATAATGCTGGGCAATGGTTACAAGAAAAAGGTAAAAATCTTATTGAAGGTCTGCAAAGTGGATGGGAAACTGCAAAAGCTGGCTTCGGAACAATTGTTAGTACAATTGGTGGATTTATTGAAGAGAAAGTTGGAAATGCCGGGGATTGGCTACAAGAAAAAGGGCAGAATGCAATTGAAGGACTTCACAATGGATGGGAGTCTGTAAAAGAAAGTAAAGTTGGACAGGCGGCTGCAGGTATTGGGAATTATATCAAAGGTAAAGTTACTGGTGCTGAGAATTGGTTGATAGAAAAAGGTAAGCAAGCCGTTAATGGAATGAAAAACGGTTGGGATAATGTGAAAAACGGTAATTTTCAAACGGCAGTAAAAGGCTTGAAAAACTTTACTATAAATACAATAGCAGGCACAACTCCTACAGGATGGCTTCTTACAAAAGGTGCTGATGTAATGAAAGGTATGCTTTCAGGATTAAAAGGAGATAAATGGACGGAAGCTAAAAACTGGTTGAATAAGTTGCCTGATAAGGTAAAAAGTGCAATAGGAAGTTTGTATAGCATTGGTAAAGAGATTATAAAGACATTTATTAGTGGTTTTACATCACAGAGTATAAAATTACCGCATATCGACTGGGATTGGAGCAATGTTAGTTTTGGTGGATTTAATATTAAAGCACCAAAATTCAAGTTATCATGGTATAAAAAAGGTGGATTGTTTGATTCTGCATCCGTAATCGGTGTCGGTGAAGCTGGATCAGAAGCCGTACTGCCACTTGAAAATCAAAAAACTATGAAGATGATCGCAGATAGCATTGTGAATAATTCAGGCGGTATGGTAGATGAAAGTCTTATTGCAGATGCTGTAGAACGTGGAGTTGTTACAGCAATGATGAACAATAGCGGAAATCAACCAGATATAAACTTATATGCAACATTGTATACAGAAGATAATGAAGTTCTTGCAAGGTCCGTCGCAAAAGGTCAGGCGAGAAACAATTACAGATTAAAACCATCAAATGCATATTGATTTGTGTAAAACTTTATGCTATGATGAATTTAATTTAAGAGACATACACAGGATGCAAAGGTCATGAAGACCCCACAATCCTGTGTATGTCTTTTTTTATTTTAATAATTACAGCAAACTAGCCATTGTGTGCCGGCGAAAAGAACGTCTTTCCTCGTGTACGTTCCGTTTGCTGTTTTTATATTTTAACATGAGGGTGCACACGTTAATGTTCAAATAACCACGAGGTGATAATATGAGTAAGAAATTAGATTTATTTTTCAAAAGTAACGTATTAGTAATCAATCCTGATCTTGCAAAAATGATTGGCTTAAATGAAGCAATCGTTCTGAATCAAATCTATTATTGGATTTCCGTAAATAAAAAACAGAATAGAAATTTCCACGATGGTAAATATTGGTGCTATAACTCTATCAGAGAGTGGCAGGAAGAAAATTTTCCGTTTTGGTCACATAAGACCGTTGAGCGTATTTTTTATAGTTTACGCAACAAGGGTCTTGTTTTAGTGGGAAATTATAACAATCGTCGCAATGGTTCTACATCCACAAAGTGGTATACAGTAAATGATGAGGTTTTAGAAGAAATCATTGATCAGATTTTAGACGAACCAGAATCAGACCATACAGTCAGACAAGATGATTTTGGAAGCGACAACTTGACCGAAGCATTACCAGAGACTAACACAGATATTAACAATGCTTTATCTAACGATAAAGATTATGCTTTTTTATCAACAGAAGATAAAGATAATAATGATGTGTGTAGAGATAAAAAAGACTTCATGCCTATTTCTGGGAGAAATAAGGTCAAAATCATAAAGAGAAAGGGAAATAAAACTACTCTTAGTCAGACAATTGAAGATAAAATCCATTTAGGTTTTAGAGTCAATCAAGAGTTTGACGATGATCTGTATAACAATCCAAAAGATGAATGTGTAATCGGAGATATTGTTAAATACTTTTTCAAGAAATATCAGTTGGAGAAAGGAACAGACCATCCAATGATCTCTGACGAAAAATGCGTAGAGTTGGTTGAGAAGTTTTATTTTGTTCCTGAGAATATGCAAGACACAGAACTGGATTTTGATTTATACAAACTTATGATTGATAAATACTTTGCAACAGAATATGGCAAAAATAGCGGATTCACAATTAATTACCAGATCATGCACTTTATGAATTATAAAATCCGTGAAAATCTATTCTACAAAGTTCAGGATGAATACTATGACAATGTTAAGAGTGATTATCCTGTTGAGATATAGAATCATCAAAGAAAAGGAGAAGAAAAGATGAAAAATACAACATGGAAAATACCATTGATTATTTTAGCTGCGATTATAGCAATTGCGTTATCTTGTGTATTTATGGTTCAGGGATCACAGAATCATGCAATTTCACTAGAAGAACAGGTGGGAGAATCAAAGGCAGCAATCAATGCGCAGGAAAAGAGAAGACAGGATTTAGTGTATAATCTGGCAGACAGTGTGAAAGCGTATGATAAACACGAAGCAGATACACTAAAAGATATTGTCAAAGAACGTAGTTCAAATACTGGAAAAATTGAAAGCACTGGTACAGCGATTGCAGCGGTAAAAGAAGCTTATCCAGAATTAAAGTCGGACAAGAACTATCAGCGACTTATGAAAGAGTTGGCGGTAACGGAGAATAAAATTTCAGACGTAAGAGACAATTACAATCAGCAGATTAAAGAATACAACAGATACGTCAAGAAATTTCCGACAAGAGTATTCTTGAATTTCTTGGGATATCATCAGAAAAAGTATAAATATTTGGAATTTGAGGATGCAACAGAGACAGCACCGCAGAATTTATTTAGTGAGTAGCCTATGAGAAAATTCAAAGGATTTCAGTTTGATACTTTTGAAATAACTCCACGAGAGATTATAGCAAGCGTTGTTATTGTTGGATTAATGTTTCTGATTGGTTTTACTATCAGTGGGAAAATTGATAATTACATCATGGATCAGAACGAAGAATATAATCGTGCTGCAAAGATTGAAAGTAATGATATGTTTCGGTATGGGATAGAAACTGATTTAGGAAATGCTTTCGTGTATGGGAAAATAAAACCTGTAGATACAGTCACGTATCAAATGATCGGCGGTAAATATTATTCAATCAAAAAAGTTAGAGAGGAATATCGCAGACATACAAGAACAGTTAAGCGTGGGAAAACGTATGTAACAGAAGTTTATTATACATGGGATCAAATACGATCTAACAGTAAAACTTGCAAGGAAATAATTTTTGCAGGACAGAAATTTGATGTAGATAAAATTGATTTTATATCTAGGGCATATATTGATACGATAAAAATTTCACATGATGTTAGATACAAGTATTATGGAATGGAAGCAAATCCGATTAAAGGGACAATTTATACAAAATTAAAAAATAACACGATAACAAAAAGTGGATTTAACGAACATAATCTGAAAGATACAGTAGAATTGTATAAATCAGAAGGTGGAGTTTGTAAAATTCTGTTTTGGGTATTCTGGATCACTGGGACAGGGTTAGTGGTGTTCGGATTTTATTATTTGGATAATCATTGGTTAGAGTAGGAGGATATGATATGATCAAAAAATTTAGAAAAAATAAATTAGCTGTATCAATTATTGCAGTAATCTTGGGAATGATCATAGTGTTTGCGGTCAATTTTGGAATTGTCAATTTTGTTTTGTGGTTACTACAGTTTATCGTTGCAAAACCTTTAGTTGTGACATTAAAAGGAAAATTAGCAGCTACTGTATTATTAACACTTGTTGTACATATTTTTAGCCGCAAATAAGACCACATGATACACAATAAGACCAAAGAGTATTGTATAATATAAAATTATAAAACGTCTATCGAGAACGATAGGCGTTTTTGCAGTTTATACGGTCAATAAAAGCGAAAATTGATCGCTAACCTTAAATAGTTGGAGGTGGATTTTTTATGGCAGAACACATGATAGAAGTTAATGGTAAAGTAATGCCATGTCCCGCTTCTTATGAATGGTCATTGCAAGATGTATCAGCATCGGATTCAGGAAGAACAGATGATGCATTGATGCATAAAAATAGAAAAGCACAGAAAAGAAAATTGGCATTGAAATGGAATGCTAAAACACCAGATGTTACTTCGGAAATATTGAAAGCCTTTAATCCAGAATATGTAAAAGTAAGATATTGGGATATGATGGCAAATAAATATCAGACAAGAACATTTTACACAGGGGGCAGAAAAGCACCTGTGAAATGGTGGATGAAAAATAAAAAAATTATAGAGAGTGTTTCTTTTGACATAATAGAGAGGTAAATTATGATCGACGTATCAAGTGAATTTAGAGATAAATTAAATAACGGAAATTGTAATTATCTTAGTTACGCAGATATTACGTTGAAAGACGGGACAACTCTAAATTTGACCAATGATGATATATGGAATGGCGGAGTTACGATTGAAGATGCAGTTTCAACTGGAACTTTTGAAGTTGGATCAGTTGTTATCAATCAATGTACGATTGTGATAAATAATATCTATGATAAGTTTACAAAATATGACTTTAAAGAAGCTGTAGTGAGGGCGCAGTTAGGCACTGATTTGAACGAAACGGAATTTGATATAGATGCAGACGATGAAACGGAATCTTCGTATACACCACGAATTGAGAAAATAAAAAAAGGCGTATATACAGTAGATGATACAAAATATAATGGATCAATTATAACACTTACATGCATAGATAATATGGGTAAGTTTGACAGGGCATATTCTGAAAGTAAGTTGGAGTATCCGGCAACATTAAAGACGATCGTTATGGATGCATGTGATATATGCGGAGTGACATTAAATACACCAGATTTTTCACATGGTGACTATATTATCAATACAAGACCGACTGATGCTGCGGTAACATTTCGTGAAGTGATTGCTTGGTGCGGTCAAATCTCAGGAAATTACTGTAGGTGCAATGTCAATGGGCAGTTGGAATTAAAATGGTTCAATCAGAGTCTTTTAGAAAAAACACTTATAAATTTGATTCCTGACAGTTTGTTTGATGGTGGTATAACAAGTTGGAAAGCTGTAGATGCAAAAATAGGAACGGATACAATTGAATATAAAGAAATGCTTTCAATCATCCCAAATGCAGGAAAAACAGGCTATGCAGTAGAAGCAGTTCCGAATCTTAAGTTGGCTACTAATTATACAATTGGTGGTCAATTTTTTATGCAGTATCCAGAAGATAACGATGTAGCAATCTTGAAGATTTTAAATGGAACAAAAGAAATTGCAAGCAAAGAAATAGAATTAAATGACGGTTGGACTGGATTCAGATTTGATTTTGTTTCAACGTCACAGAATGTTTCTATCAACATTGGATTCAAAGGGGATAACACATTATATGTGTATAAACCTTATTTAGAAGAAAAAATACCAGATGAAATTTATCAATTTAACGGAGTATATAACTCTGATGTAGCTACAGACGATGTGGTCATTACTGGTGTAAATGTAATGGAAAAGGAAGATACTGTAGATACGGATTCTGATATTGAGGAAGAAGCAGAAGATACAACTTCTAGTAGTGATGGATATAAAAATTATCAAACTGGAACAGCTGGATACATTATTTCTATTGAAAATAACGAATTGATTAAAGATGGTGCTGGTCAGACTGTATCAGGATTTTTAGGAGAACAGTTAATAGGATTTGCATTTAGAAAAGCTACGATTACACATATTAGTGATCCGACACTAGAAGCCGGAGATGTTGCAATTCTAACTGATTCAAAATTTGATCGTTACAAAATATTAGTATCATCAACAAAATTTAATACAAACAATTCTCAGACAACAAGTTCAAATGCTGAGAGTACAGAAAAAAACAGTGCTGTAAGATATTCCGCAGCTACAAAAAACTATGTGGAATATAGAAAGCAGATTGTACAGGAAAAAACAGATAGACAAAAAGCATTAGAAGAACTGAAAGATAGATTAAACAAAGCTTCTGGAACTTATACAACAATTGTAAAAGATTCTGCTGGTGGACAAATTTTTTATTTGCACAACAAACCGCAGTTAAAAGATTCAGACATGATCTGGAAAATGACAGCGGAAGCATGGGGTGTTTCTACGGATGGTGGAAAAACATATAATGCTGGAATGACAGTTGATGGAGATACAATTGTTAGATATTTAAAAGCTACAGGACTTACAGCAGACGTGATCACATCTGGAAGAATCCAAGTTAAAGATTCTTTGGGCAATGTAATCTTTTTGGTTGATATGGATACTGGGGCAGTGCAGATTTCAGGAAATAATATTGTGATTGGTGGTAAATCAGCACCCGATGCGATCAGTGATGCAGTGAAAGAATCTAAGAACTATGCAGACGGTAAAGTATCAGACTTTGCAGAAACAGTTACAAAAAGTGTAGCTGATCTACAGAACCAGATTGACGGACAGATCGAGACGTTCTACTACGACTATGAGCCAACTCTAAAAAACATCCCTGCTTCTGACTGGACAACAGAAGATGATAAAAAGAAGCATGAGGGAGATTTGTTTTACTGGAAATCTAAAGGTTATGCTTACAGATTTTTCAAAGACGGCGATACATGGAAGTGGCAGTTAGTACAAGATACGGACGTCACAAAAGCATTGCAGACAGCATCTTTTGCACAGTCTACAGCTAACAGTAAGTGCCGTGTATTCCTAACACAGCCTACACCACCTTATGACACAGGAGATATGTGGAATCAAGGACAGAACGGAGACATCCTTACTTGCGTGGTAGCAAGGGGAGAGGGTGCAAGCTATGTGGAAACCGACTGGCAGAAGCTTAACAAGTACACGGACGATGAGACAGCCAATAAGGCACTGGAAGAAGCCAGAAAATCTCGTGCAATGATTATCAATCTGGACAACGATTATCAAGCAATCACGACAGATTATAAGGGAGAGTACACAACGTTTCCAGAGTGCCGCACGACAGCACAGGTTTTGTACGGTCATACCGACATATCTAACGACTGTACTTATAATGTGCAGAAGTCAAGCGGTGTCGTAGGTTCTTGGAACAATTCAACTCACACATACACTGTGACAGCATTAACAACAGACGTGGGATGGGTGGATATTACAGCAAATTACCTAAATACATATTCTGTTACGAAAAGATTTGACATTGCTAAATTAAAAGGCGGTATCCCTGGAGAGACAGGTGCAAAAGGAGATAAGGGAGAAACTGGAGCAAGCGGTAGAAGTATCACAAGTTCTGAAACGACTTATCAAGCATCCAACAGCGGAACGGTAGCACCAACAGGAACATGGAGCAAAACACCGCCAAACGTTGCAGAAAATCAATATCTGTGGACGAGGACCATATATACTTACTCTGATAAAACCACAAGCACAACATATTCCATCGGTAAGATGGGAGCTAAAGGAGAACAGGGTGCAAAGGGAGAAACTGGTGCTACTGGACCGCAAGGGGAAAAGGGTGCCACTGGACCTCAAGGGCCACAGGGCGAACAGGGAATCCAAGGTCCGCAAGGAGAAAAGGGCGAAAAAGGCGACCAAGGACCACAGGGTCTACAAGGTATTCAAGGCCCAAAAGGAGAACAAGGAATCCAAGGACCTAAGGGTGCTAGTGGAGATACAACATATTTTCACATTAAGTATAGTTCTGTGGCAAAACCCACAACAGCTTCTCAAATGACTGAAACCCCATCTACCTATATTGGAACATACGTGGACTTTACAGAAGCCGACTCAAGCGACCCATCTAAATATACATGGGCAAGATTCCAAGGATTGCAGGGAGAAAAAGGTACACAGGGTATCGCAGGTACTAACGGTATTGATGGAAAAACATCTTATCTTCACATCAAATACTCAAATGACGGTGGAAAAACCTTTACTTCCAATTCTGGCGAAACGGTAGGAGATTACATTGGTACTTGCACAGATTACAACCTAAACGATCCAACGACAGTAGCTTCTTATACTTGGGCGAAGATTAAAGGCGAACAGGGTATTCAAGGAGCTAAAGGGGATAAGGGAGAACAGGGTGTTGCAGGTAAAGACGGAACTGACGGTAAAAATGCAACGTATATTACTGTATCTGGTACTAATTATGATACGGTTCAAGGAATTAGTAAAAATGCATCATATGTTCTTATAAATGGAATTAAATATGATTTTATGCCAACTAGAGGACATACATTAGTAGTTATCAATCCATCCAGTGGTGCTATAGAAAGTATAAAAAGTTATGATACATATACGACAGCAAGTGCATTAGACAGCCCATTGAGTGCAGTAGCATCTGGAAAAATAATATGTTTGTTTACTGCGGATGCAAGCGGATTAACCCGAACCGCCAGAAACACATTAATAGAATGTGGTTCTGCAATGACCGACACTTGGGGAAGTTCTCGTGTTACTCATCTTTTTATCGGTATGAAAGGATTAGAAAAGGGCAATGCATATGAAATTATTGCAAAAGGAAGTGATGCTACAAAAAGTATTACCGCATATTATACTGCATCTGGAATAGTTCTTAATGGACAAGTTGGAGCGACTGGACCGCAGGGAGCTAAAGGAAATGACGGTGTATCTCCGACAGTATCAATTTCAAAAAGCGGTACAGTAACAACCATCACAATTACAGATAAAAATGGAACACATACACAGACTGTCAATGACGGAACGAATGGAACGGCAGGTAAGGCAGGTGCGGACGGTAAAACACCATATTTCCATGTTAAGTATAGTAACGATGGCGGTAAGACGTTCACTTCTAATTCGGGAGAGGACGTTGGAACATATATCGGAACTTGCACCGACTATAACCAAGCAGACCCTACAACGGTTGGTTCTTACACTTGGGCAAGAATCAAGGGAGAGACAGGGGCAACAGGACCACAGGGAGAAAAAGGGAATACGGGAGCAACTGGTCCGCAAGGAAGTGCAGGAAGAACGTACTTCATGGAAACATCGTCAAGTATCGTGAAAATGTCTGCGGACAACACGATTGTGCCGAACTACATTACATTATCTGGTTACTACCGTGACGGTACAGCAACAGCACGTACAGCTTATAAGTGTCGATTCAAGATTGAGGAAACAACGGACGGAGATACATACACGACCGTTTATACTTCATCCTCAGATGAAACTGACATTACCCATGCACTGTACTCTGTGCTAGCAAGTGGTTCAAGCGGTGTTACTGCAAGCGGTTCAAGTGGTATCGGTATCTCAAGAAATCTTACAGCGTTAAGGTGTACGATGTATGCCGCAGGTGGATTTTCACAGGTGTTGGATATTGAGACAATTCCAGTAGCCATTGACGTAGATGCACTGACTCACGAAGATATATTCAATCTGCTGACCAACGACGGAGCATGGCAAGGTATTTATCGTGGGTCTGACGGTAAGTTGTATATCAACTTTACTTATGCTAGAGGTGGAACATTAAATCTTGGTGGAAAAGCAAACACGTACGGTAATGGACAAATGCACGTTTATGATGCAAATGACAATGAAATTGTTGACATAAACACGAAAGGGATAGTCGTAACGCATTATATATCAGGCATGGGAGAAAAGCCAATATCATATGTGTGTATAACACCAGACGTGTTCGGTGGTATATATTTATCTGAAAACAAGGATGGAACTGGTGCATGTGCGATTTTGTCCCCAGATGAGATTGTATTAAAAAATAACAGCAGTGGACCAATTACAGTACAAACAGACATAACAATGCATATGACGGATGAATCACTTTATCTTGGGTCGGTAAGTAATTATAAATTTCATTTTGGAAAAGAAAAATCAAGTTTTTATCAGCCAGTTACTATTGGCGGAAGTTTGTCTGTTGCAGGAACAAAAAACAGAATCATAGATACAGAAAATTACGATACAAGAAAGCAGTATTGTTATGAAACAGCAACCCCATATTTTGGGGATATAGGTTCTGGATGTACTGATAATACAGGAAAATGTTACATAGACATTAACGATATATTTTCAGAGACAGTAAACACAGGTGTTGAGTACCAAGTATTCTTGCAGAAAGAGGGGCAAGGCGATATATGGGTAGAAGAAAAGACCGATAGTTACTTTGTCGTTCGAGGCACTGAAAACCTTAAATTTTCGTGGGAAATCAAAGCAATTCAGAAAGATTACGAATTTGAACGACTTGAAAAATTCGATAACTCAGAAAAAGAAGAAGTGATTGACTATGAGAAAGAATATATGGAAGAAATCAACGATTTGATTAAAGAACAGGAGGAAATGTTAAATGAAACAGTTGAGTAGCTTTATGGTATTAAATATTGACGGTGGAGACAGAGTATCATACACATACAATGAGATTGACGATAACACAGGAGAACCATTGTCACAGAATAAAAAAGAAAATTTCTGGGTAGTAGATAAAGAACTTAAAAAGCACATTGATGCTATCAGAAGCTACGTCAGAGAAAACAAGTTGAATTAAGGAGTGATGTTATGGCAATCAATATACCTTTAGTACATATATCGGATTTAACAGAGAAAAAGACAATATCAGATGATGATTACATGCTTACTGGTGGGAGTACCGCCAGTAAGGTTAAGTGGTCAACGATCGTGTCTCTGATAAAAACTAAATTAGGGATTGGAAATATAGAAGATAGTATAAGTAAAATACAATCAGATATTTCTACGTTAAATAGTGATTTAACAAATAGATCAAGGAACATTGTGCTAAAAACAAGTGGTTCTGGTAATGATTTCTATATATCAATAGAAAACTATACTACAGTTCAAAAAACATGTGATAAGTTTGCTTTGCTTCTTTATGGAAACGGGAATGGAAGTCCAATATGCTCTCTAATTACAGTAAATGTAAGTGGTTCAAACGTTCAAATTGACGGCACATCAAACATTATATCTAGTAACGTGTATTGCCGTGCAAGCGGTACGTCTATACAAATTTGTAATCTCCCACAATGGGGATATTATACGGTAATTGCTCCACCTAGAGTATATATAGACCAAGGTGGAATCGTATTTGATAATTAACTTACCTTGCATAAACATCATAAGTAACTGTACCTGTTGGAGACACTACTTGCCAATTTGAAGCAAAGTAAACAACATTTCCATCGTTGCATGCCATAAAGCTTGCGTGATAAGTGTTGTCATACCAGTAACCATCAGATATACGATTTGTTTCTGTTAAATTTGGAAACATGAACGTGAATTGCGGACTTATTGCATTAGGATAATTAATTGTTGCAACAAGAATTGCCATTTTATATTCACTTGGAATTGTATATTTTGTTGAACTTGGAATATTTGACGCAATCTTTTTATAAGTTAAATCACTAATTAGTGTATGCATTAAATCTCGATTGCCACCTTTAGGAATGTTTAACAATGTGATTTCCTGTCCACTCGCTTGAACATGTACTAACATACAGCTTTCAGATTTTACGGCAGTCAATCCGTTTATTGTCAAAAAAGAATATGTTTTTTCCCATCGAAACGGAACGTCAATGCCACCAATTATAATAAGCTTATTTTTGACTTTAAAGACATTCAAATAGGTTTTTAAGTTGCCGTTTGGAACTAATGTAAAATCGAAAGAAAAATCATTATTTAGTTAATAGAACTATGAAATATTAATGTATGATGCAGGAACAATCACATTTGCTATTACGACACCGTAAGATGTTGTATCTTTGCATCTTATGTCCACTGTATTGTTATGTATAGTTATGTACCCAGTATTTCCACGTGGAGTCCAACTTCCGTCAATGATTTCACAAGGAGCGAAAACTTCATTGTTAAATGTAATACCGTTGGGCAATGTTAATAAAGTTTGATTTGTATTACCGCCTGTCAAACTTTTGCCATACCATATATAAATCATTGCTAACTGACTATTTTTTTTAATAGCAAATCCATCAATGCCATAGGTTTTATACTGTAAACTTGAAAAATCACTATTTAACGTATAAATAAAAAAACACCCTGCATGAAGCAAGGTGTAAATAAATTACAAATGGAGATTAAGAAAGAAGAAAATCTCCATTCACATATTAACACAAACACTTAATAAATGAAAGGAGAAACTATGAATCTCAAATTAAGATTAAAAAATAAGGCAACATTAACATCACTGATTATGGCAGCAGTGGCATTTATCTATCAGGTTTTAGGTATCTTAAATGTCGTTGTTCCAATCTCCCAGAATGACGTAGTGCAGGTGTTGGGTATCCTTATTAACTTATTAGGAGTTATGGGTATCTTAGTTGACCCAACAACACCGGGAGTAGGAGATAGTGAACTTGCAAAAAGTAAAAATGATATTGCAGAAGTGATTGAATACAAAAAGGAGGACTAACAATGGCGAACACAGTCAATAAGGTTCTTAATGTAGCTAAAGGAGAAGTTGGTTACTTAGAAAAGAAAAGTAATAAGTATCTTAACGATAAAACAAAAAATGCAGGTAGCAACAACTACACTAAGTACGGAGCATACTTTGGTATTAACGGACCAGATGCTTACTGGTGTGACATGTTCGTGGATTGGTGTATGGTGCAGGCATACGGCAGGGATGTAGCAAAAAATCTCTTACATGGATTTAGTGCATACACTCCAACATCAGCACAAAAATTCAAAGACAGTGACCAGTGGCATAAAACACCACGGATTGGAGACCAGATTTTCTTTAAGAACTCTCAAAGAATCTGCCACACTGGGATTGTGTATGCAGTAACTGAGGAGATGGTGTTCACAATCGAGGGCAACACCTCTAATGGAACAGCCGTTGTACCAAACGGTGGTGCTGTATGCAAGAAGTCTTATGCTTTAGGCAATAGTCGTATCGCAGGATATGGACGACCTAAATATGATAACGTAAAAGTATCATACAGCGTTGTAAAAAAGAACTCTTCCAAGAATGCGATCAAGTGGTTACAGAAGAAGCTGAACGCAAATTGTACATATGCAAACGAACATCCATTAGCGATTGACGGAATCTGGGGAGCAAAGACAACGCAAGCCTTGAAGAAATACTGGAAACAGTTAGGATGGAACACGTCTGGAACATATGCAGGAAAGAAAACTTGCACGGCTTTGAAAAAAAATCGAAAAAAGTAGTTGCAATGTCGAAAATGATATGATATTATAAACAACGTTGAAGCGAGAATGTTCCATTTTCGTTCCAACCAAAATTGAGAACAATAGAGTTTATGCGGTTTAACATAGATTTGATTCCTTGACTTTTAATCAAGTTGTCCGGGGTTCGAATCCCCGCACGCTCAGTTGATAAGCATGATTTAAGAATGAACTTAGATCATGCTTTTTTTCTTTTACCAAATACAAAATAAAAGAAGCCTCTAAAAACAGAGACTTCAAATGCTCGCATTGATTACAAGTAAACTTATTTTTTCAAGTATGGTGCAATTGCAGAGCTGATTTCTTCAAGTTCATCTTTACCATGTACGGTTAAAGTTAAAGGTCTTGTCAGATCAAGGCTGAAAATTCCCATGATCGATTTTGCATTTACGATATATCTTCCAGAAGAAAGATCAATCTCAGATTTAAAATGTGCGATCGTATTTGCAAATGCATTCACGTCTGCAATGGAATCAAGAGAAATAATAAAGTTGGTATCCATGTTTAAACCTCCTTAATGGTTAAATCTCTTTTATCCTACAATTTTTTTGATAGAAAGTCAAATTCGATAGATAACAGAAAAGAAGTATGATAAAATATAAGACAACGGAGGGAAGAAGATGACGGAAAAACAAAAAATGTTGATGGGAATTTTATATAATGCAGAGGATCAAGCTCTGATAGAAGAGAGGAACCATGCAAAATCTCTAACCAGACAGTTTAATGAACATTGGGAAGATAAAGGACGTCGGAATTATCTGATAGGACAGATATTTGGAAGTCTTGGGAAGAATGTTCATCTGGAAGCACCCATTTATCTGGATTATGGATATAGGACAACGATTGGAAGTGACTTTTTCTCAAACTTTAATCTGACGATTTTAGATGGTGGAGGAGTTGAAATCGGGAATCATGTTTTTATAGGTCCGAATGTAGGAATTTATACTGCGAACCACCCAGCAGATGTGAAGAGACGAGAAAAGGGATATGAATGGGCCCTCCCAGTTAAGATTGGAGATAAAGTATGGATTGGCGGAGGGGTTACGATTCTTCCTGGAGTTACGATCGGCGACAATAGTGTGATCGGTGCAGGAAGTGTTGTAACAAAGGATATTCCAGCCAATGTAGTTGCTGCAGGTAATCCATGCAGGATCATCAAAGAAGCGGAAGAAGGAGACAGATATGGGATTATTGACGAGAAAAACGGACAGCAATCCATTAAGTAAGAATATTGACGAATTACTTGATGGAATGAATCAGGAGAGGGAAGAGACAAAAGAAGGAACTTATGAAGAATCTTTAAAGAAGATTGAGGAGCGGATCAAAGAACTTGGGATTTTAGAAGAAGAGAACGAAGATTAAGAAAGGCATCGGTGGTGCCTTTCTTTTTTTAGGATGATCAAAAGATTCCTTATTGTTAACTTTTAAAAAAATAAAGTTGACAATAAGGAATTGATGATATATAATGGCAGTCAGTACAGGAAAATAATAAAAGTGAGGGAGAAATTTATTATGGAACAACAAACAATGAAAATTCAGGATTTAACACTGATTGCATTAATGGCAGCATTAACTTGTATTTTAGGACCAATGTCGATCACATTGCCATTTACACCAGTACCGATTTCATTTACGAACTTGGTGATTTATTTTGCGGTAATGGTTATTGGGATGAAACGTGGAACGATCAGTTATCTTGTATACCTTCTGATCGGAGCAGTAGGACTTCCAGTATTTTCAGGATTTAGTGGTGGGCTTGCTAAACTTGCAGGACCAACAGGAGGATATTTGGTTGGATTTATCTTTTTGGCATTGATCAGTGGATTCTTTGTAGAAAAATTCTCAGGGAACATAGTGATGGCAGTAATTGGTATGGTACTTGGAACAGCAGTAACATATGCATTTGGAACGATCTGGCTGTGTGCACAGATGCATTTAACATTTGTACAGGGATTATATGCAGGTGTGATTCCATATCTTCCAGGAGATGCGGCAAAGATCGTGATCGCGATCATTGTAGGAAGTGCAGTGAAGAAGGCTGTTGTGAAGGCGAGAGTTTTACCAGAATAAATAACAAATACTTTGTATGAAAAATAAGAATCTGTTGACATTTTGTATGAAAAAGCATAAACTATTCGTAGTTAAATGCAATGAACAGAATTAGTACAGACAAGTTGGAACTGTCAGAGAGAAGCTGCCATCGGCTGGAAGCGGCTTTGAGGGAAGATGTCTGGAATGCATCTGGGAGCAGACAAGATGAATAAAGTAGTTTTGTACGTTGCCGGCGTTAACGGATTCGAGTGAAAGTATCCTGATCAAGTGATATTAGTCAGATATATAATAAGAAGATCAGGAACTTTTAAAAGAGTGGAACCGCGGATATACTCCGTCTCTTTATTTAGAGACGGAGTTTTTTGTATTATAGAAAATTTTGATGGAATCCTCTATGATATAAAAAGTCCTGTAAATTACATACTATATATTGGAGGTTTAGAAATTATGATGGGTTTTCGAGAATTTGCGAAAAGCCAATATGATACGATCAAACTAAGAGACCCTGCGTTAAGGGAAGAGAAAGAAGTTTTTTTGTATCCTTATGTAAAAGCACTGTATTGGCATCGTGTTGCACACGAATTATATAAGAAAGGAGAGTTTTACAAAGCTAGAAAGATTTCTCAGAAATGGGCGAGAAAAACTGGAATTGAGATTCATCCAGGTGCACAGATCGGAGAAGGGTTCTTTATTGACCATGGGCATGGAGTGGTAATTGGCGAGACGACGATCATCGGAAATAATGTGACCTTATATCAAGGTGTTACATTAGGTGGAACTGGAAATGAAACTGGAAAACGTCATCCAACGATCGAAGATAATGTTATGATCAGTTCAGGTGCTAAGGTTTTGGGATCTATTACAATTGGAAAGAACTCAAAGATTGGTGCAGGAAGTGTTGTTGTATCTGATGTACCGCCGAATTCTACTGTTGTCGGAGTTCCAGGTAAGGTAGTTAAACAGGATGGAGAGAGAGTCAATCGCATTCAGAGTATTGTGCTTGACCAGATCGATCTTCCAAATCCAGTTGATATGGATATCGAAAAGCTAGCAAGAGAGAATGCTGAATTACGACAGGCACTGGAAACATTTATTATACATTATCAAAATTCAGAAGCAATCAGAAGGGAAAAAGAAAAATGAAAATCTACAATACACTGACAAGACAAAAAGAAGAATTTGTACCGGTGCATCCAGGGAAAGTTGGAATGTATGTTTGTGGGCCAACGGTGTATAACTACATTCATATTGGAAATGCAAGACCAATGATCATTTTTGATACGGTGCGTCGTTACTTTGAATATAAAGGATATGAAGTAAATTATGTTTCAAACTTCACAGATGTCGATGACAAGATCATTAAGAAGGCAAATGAAGAAGGTGTAACAGCAACAGAGATCGCAGAAAGATATATTAAGGAATGCAAACAAGATATGGAAGCGTTAAATATCAAACCTGCAACCCACCAGCCAAGAGCGACAGAAGAAATCGGTGGAATGATCAAAATGATTCAGACATTGATCAAAAAAGGGCATGCATATGAAGTAGATGGAACTGTATACTTTAAGACAAGATCTTTTAAAGATTATGGAAAACTCTCCAAGAAAAATATTGATGATCTAGAAGCAGGACATCGCGAGATCAAGGTAACAGGAGAAGAAGGAAAGGAAGATCCTCTTGATTTTGTATTATGGAAACCAAAGAAAGAAGGAGAAATCGCATGGGATTCTCCATGGGGAGAAGGAAGACCAGGATGGCATATTGAGTGTTCTGAGATGTCTAAGAAATATATCGGAGATACAATTGATATTCATGCAGGTGGAGAAGACTTGATCTTCCCTCATCATGAAAATGAGATCGCACAGAGTGAAGCATGCAATGGGGAGAAGTTTGCGAATTACTGGATGCATAATGGTTTCTTAAATATCAACAATAAGAAAATGTCTAAATCAGCAGGAAACTTCTTTACAGTGCGTGAAATTGGAGAAAAGTATCCATTACAGGTGATTCGTTTCTTCATGTTAAGTGCACACTACAGAACCCCATTAAACTTCAGTGATACTTTAGTAGAAAGTGCAAAAACAGGATTAGACCGTATCTTGACAGCAATTGATCTATGCAGAGAGATGGCAGCTAAAGAAGAAACAGGTTCTTTAAGCAAAGAAGAAACAGAACATTTTGCTAATATAGAAGTACTTGTAAAGAAATTTGAAGATGCAATGGAAGATGACTTTAACACAGCAGATGCAGTTTCGGCTATTTTTGAAATCGTGCGTGAATCAAACTCAACAGTGAAAGACTTCAGTGCAGACTATGCAAAGAAAGTACTAAAAGTATTAGAAGATCTTTGCAGCGTTCTTGGAATTGAAACAACAAAAGAAGAAGAGATCCTAGATGAAGAAATCGAAAAACTGATCGAAGAACGTCAGGCGGCAAGAAAGAACAAAGATTTTGCAAGAGCAGACGAGATCAGAGACCAGTTATTAGAGCAGGGTATCGTATTAAAAGATACAAGAGAAGGTGTAAAATGGAGCAGAGCTTAATTCAAAAGATCAAAGAAGGATTGTATCTTGATGGATTGGATCCAAAAAGTTACTCTCCATTATCTCTTGCTTACATTGGAGATGCGATCTATGAGATCGTGATCCGAACGATCGTTATGTCTGCAGGGAATATGAGTGTGAATAAGTATCACAAAAAATCAAGCAGTATGGTCAAAGCTTCTGCACAAAAAGAAGTGTTTGAAAAGATCGAGCCATTTTTGACAGAAGAAGAAATGGCTGTTTATAAACGTGGAAGAAATTCCAAATCAGGTTCTGTTGCAAAGAATGCATCTATGATGGATTACAGAAAAGCAACTGGAGTGGAAGCTTTGGTTGGATATTTATATCTGGCAGGAGATATGGACCGCATCATCGAATTGATCGGGATCGGTTTTGATTTGAATAAAAAAGAAGAAACAGGAGAAGAACATGAATCATAAAGAAGATCTGATCGCAGGGCGTAATGCCGTGATCGAGGCTTTAAGAGCAAAGAAACCAATTGACAAGATTTTTGTATTGGATGGATGTCAGGATGGACCGATCCGTACGATCGTAAGAGAGGCAAAGAAAACAGATGCGATTCTTAAATTTGTAGATAAAGAACGCTTGAATCAGCTGACAAATGAACATCATCAGGGAGTTGTTGCAATTGTCGCAGCATATGAATATGGAACGATTGAGGATCTGTTTAAAAGAGCAGAAGAAAAGGGTGAGGATCCTTTCTTTATCCTGTTAGATGGGATTGAAGACCCTCATAATCTTGGGGCAATCATTCGTACAGCAAATCTTGCAGGTGCACATGGAGTGATCATTCCAAAGCATCGTGCAGTTGGAATTACACCAACCGTAGCAAAAACATCTGCAGGTGCGATCAATTATACACCAGTTGTGAAAGTAACAAATATTGGAAAGACAATGGATGAATTAAAAGAACGTGGTATGTGGTTTGCATGTGCAGATATGGATGGAGAAGTGATTTATCGTCAGAATCTGACAGGATCGATCGGGCTTGTTATTGGAAATGAAGGAAGCGGTGTGAGCCGTTTGGTAAAGGAAAAGTGTGACTTTATCTCATCTATTCCAATGAAAGGAGATATTGATTCACTGAATGCTTCTGTAGCAGCAGGTGTTCTGGCGTTTGAAGTTGTAAGACAACGACTGGGAAAATAAAGAATGAAAGAATTAAAAACAATTTCTGATGAGAAATTGCTCAGACAGATCCAAAGCGGTAATGATGATGCGATGGAATGTCTGTTAGAGAGATACAGGGATATGGTAAGGAAAGAGGCAAGGAGCTTTTTTCTTGCAGGTGGGGATGAAGAAGATCTGATCCAGGAAGGAATGATCGGGCTTTTTAAAGCAGTGACATCCTATCAGGAAGAAAAAAACACTTCGTTTTCAACGTTTGCTTATCTGTGTGTGCAAAGACAGATCTATACAACGATCACTGCATTTAACAGAAAAAAACATATTCCGTTGAATACAGCAATCTCTCTGTTTGAACAAAAGAATCAGGAAGAAGAATTATCATTGGATGAAATCTTAGAAACTCCGGAGGAAACTCCGGAGGAGATGATGCTTCGAAAGGAAGAATTAAATGATTATTACAAAATGCTTGACCAGAATTTAAGCAAATTCGAAAAACAGGTGATGTATCATTATCTGAATGGAGAAACATATACAACGATTGCAAAAAAACTTGGAAAAAGTGATAAATCCATTGATAATGCGATTCAGAGGATTCGCAGGAAGATCAGAAATGATCAGGAAAGTTAAAGTAAAGATAAGAGAAATAAAAAGAAGACTTAAAACGGATGTTTTAAGTCTTCTTTATAAAGCTGCTGACGGGAGTTGAACCCGTGACCTCCTCACTACCAATGAGGTGCGCTACCTCCTGTGCCACAGCAGCAGAACTGATTAATAATTTATCATGAAAATGATATACTGTCAATAGAATTAACAAAATAAAAGGAAAATCAAATGACAAAACAATACAGGAAAAATAAGAGAAGAATCTGTGTAGTGATATGCCTTGTTCTTTGCATGATCTCAGGCATCAAAATACAGGCAGCACAGCCAGGATATTTTGATAATCCCCAGACGGTCTATGATGAATTTACTGGGAAGATTTATGATCGTTCATTCAAAAAGAGTTATGCATTTTTGAAAAAAAAGATGAATGTTTTTGAAACATCTTCAGGAAGTAAAAAGATAGGGGTAGCGCCAAGATATTCAGGAGTGATCGTGGTTAGTAAAACATCCGATCATGTTCAGGTGATCTATGAGAAAAAGAAAGCATATGGAATTGGATGGATTGATAGAGGTTTGTATCATAAGGAAGCTATTCCATATAATGGGAATGAAAAACAGTTGCTAGGAAATGGAACTTATTGGATACAAAATAAAGCTTCTGGAGAAGGAATTCGTGTACAGATTATTTTTCTGGGAGATCAGAAATATCAAGTTTCGATTTTGAATCAAAGCAAAGAAGATCACACATGGAAACTAATACGTGAGTACGATCATTTTTATATCAAAAATATGAAAAATGAAAAATATCTGTCAATGGATGAAAATGGTACCTTGACAGACGGTAAAATAAAAGATATGAACAACTGTTTCACAAAACCACAGAAAGAAGCAGCACAGAAGTCTTATCAATGGCAGGTAATGCGTCTTAACAATAAAAATGTATATCCGTATCGTGATTTTATGCAGTTTGATCCTGCATGGGCCAGAAAAGATTATGGAAATGTTTCGGATTACAGTGGGAAAATGGCAGCAGCAGGCTGCGGAGTTGTGGCAATCACAAATGCAGTATATGCATTGAATGGACAATTTGTTGATCCAATGTTGTTTGCAGATTATGCAGTGGAGAAACATTACAGGATCATAGGTGCCGGAACACATGATGGGATTTTTAAGGCGGCAGCGAAGAAATTTGGAGACACATATGGGTTCACTTATATTAAGACAACTTACAGTACATCAGAAGTAAGAGAATATCTGAAAAAAGGTTGTGTAGCAATCTCGCATGTACCAGGACATTATGTAACAGTTGCTGATTTTAATCCCAAGACAAAAAAATATCTGGTCTTAGATTCTCATCCGATCAAGAGCAGACCAACCAGCTCTTTTGGAAACTGGTTTAAGAGAGAACGATTAGAGAGAGGAGGGTTGACATCATCTGCATATTATATTTATGGAGTGCCAGGACAGGCATGGAAATATGAAAGTGCAAAAGGAATACAATTTCAGAAGGATTTATTCACATTTATGATTTACATGCGTTAAAATGTAAGAAAAAATAACAAAGGATAGGGAAGGAGAAGTTAAATGAACAAAGTTAAAAAGATATTGACAACATTGATGGCAGCAACATTAACTGTTTCAACAGGATTAACATCCATGCCAATGTTTGCACATAACGTAAAAGCGGAGTCAAAGGCAGAAACAATAAGCAGTGATACGAATGATATGTCACAGTATAAGAAAATAAATGGAATCAGCAGTCAGACGGTTTTAGGAGCAGATTTTTCCCATTATCAATTGCAAAAAAATGCGTGGAAAAAAGTCTG